ACAATAGTGGGGAAAGTAGCCATTATGCTAATAAACCTCCTGGTCTTTTTTGTTGTACTAATTCAGATTGTATCGCAACTGAAATAAGACGACCAAGTTCTCTGCCCTGCTGCTCATCACCCTCTACGTTAGATCCTGTAGCATCTACATTTACAATGACAGTAGTTGAACCGCCAAGAGCATGGTTCGGTGTAATCGTACCAGAAACCCCTGGGCTGAACATTTCTGGCCCACGCTCTCCTACTATGTAACTTCCACCTTTCTTTACTGGTCCACCATTTGCTTTAAAAATAGCTCCTAGTAAACCTCCGCCTCCTCGTTCAAAAGTTCCTCCAAAATTACCAAATATTGCCATATTGATAAAACCATCTATTAACTTATTTACTACGTTATTTAAAAGATTACCTAAGGTTTCAGTTCCTTTTATTAAACCTCTAATACCATTACCAATGTCTTGAGCGATAACATTAGAAACTTCCCTAAAAGGATCTGCAAGTGCTTTTGCATTATTGACAACTTGTTCTTGTAAATTAATTTGTGCTTCTAATTTTTTTATAGTGTCACCATGTAAGTCATTTTCTGTTCCTTTATTATCTAGTTTTAAAAGTTCTAATTCGTTTTCTAAATTAGTTAATTCAAATTGTTCCTGCATTAGAGTTAGTTTTTCACTACTCGTAGTTAATCTTTTTTGTTCAATCTCTAAAGCTTGCTGTAAAGGTAAAATTTCTTTATTAAATTTTGTTTTATCAATCAAATCTTGATTTGGATTTGTTGGAGGAGGTCCTCCTTGCGGAGTTCCAGTTAAAAGATTTGAAGTAACATCTGGTGAGCCAACTGCTTTTTTAAGATTAAAAGTAAGTCTTTCATCAAAAATTTGACTATAAGTTTTACCAATATCTTTACCTTGATTTGTAGTTTTAAATAACCTTTGAGCTTCTAAATGAGATTGATTTACAATAGATTGTTGTACTTTACCGAAATTTTCACCTTCTTGAGCTTTTAATGACTTTAATAAATTACCTTGAGTCATTCCGCTTAGTATGGAATCAATAAATGGAACTAGAGCTTTACCTAAGAATAAAGTTATAGCTGTTCCTAATTCATTTATTTTATTTTTAAATTCAAGCATTTTTTCAGAATTTTCTCTCAAAATATCAGGTGCATCACCAAATCTTTCATTAAATTCATCCATAACTAATTTTGCTGCTGAACCTTTTAAACCTAACTTCTCTAACTCTTTAGCCATTTTTTCAGTAGGAGTTCCCACTAACCCTAGCTTTCCAATCAAATTCTCAATATTATCTTCTGGCTTACGCATTGCTTCACTTAGATCTTCCATAGCCGAACCAATGGCTGTACCAGCTATAGATAGTGCAAAACCAAACTGACCCATACCTGGTATTGCTGATAACGCTCCTCCAGCTATACCACCAGCTGCACCACCTAAAGCAGAAATAGGTCCTTGTCCGAATAACAAAGGAAAACCACCACCAATGATTCCACTTCCTACGGCACTCGCAGCACCTCTACCAAAAGCAGGCGTAAGTTTTCCTTTAGCTAGTCTTGCTTTGTGTAATTCTCTTTCTGCTTTTATTTCTTTTCTTAGTACTTGTTCTTTTGCTTGACTAAAACTAATACCTTTTTTGTATGCTGTTTCTTCAATTTCAAAAATTTTATTCTTTTTAAGTAGTTCTTTATTGTACTGATCTTCAACTTTAATTACATTTCGGATTGCTTTGCGATAGTCGTCAGTTCCTATGGCTGCTGTTTGAAAAGCTCTTTTAGCACGAGAAACTTCTTTACTTAAACTATCAAATGATTTAAGACTTTTTTTGCTATCTTTTACAACTGTTTTATTAAGTCTATCTATTGACCTTTGTAAAAGTCTAGTTTCTACACGAGTCCTTTGTAGTTCTTTCTGTCCTTTAACAGCTATAGCTATTTGAACATCATAATTAGCCACTTTTTAAAAAGAACCACAATATTTTCTCTATCTTACCGCTTTCTGCCTTTTATAGCACTATTTCTTTGTGCTTGTTCTTTTTGTTTTTCATATTCTTCATATTCTATTTCAGCATAAGCAGCCCAACCTACCATTTCTTCAACAGTTAAAGTTTCACACAGTTCAGCAACAGTTTTTCCTAATTCTTTAGCTAATGAAAAAATAAATTTCCATTGATTATTAGCTTTTTAACTCGGCTTTAGCCTCCTTTACCTCCCTGGTTTGACCAGCTTCTATCATTGCTAATTGAATTTCTTGCAAAATGTTTGCTTCGACTTCTCTTCTTAAAGAAGCTTTATCTCCATCTTGAAAATGCCTGTTTCCATCTTTATCTAATGCTTTTGTAATCATAAGTTGTAAAGCAAATTCGTTTGCATCTTCACCAATAGATTTTTTTTGTATTGATTCTCTTTCAGCAATAGTAAGTGGATGCCAATAAACAGTGAAAATAATTTTTCCATCTTTTATTACGTCATGTTGATATAGTTGGCTAACACCAAAACTATTCTTCAAAAGTTCGATTGCTCTAGTCATAAAATAAGTATTGCTACTTTATTATACTAGGCATTAGCTGAGAATTGGCAAGATATTACACCAACAAAATGACTTCTTTCTTCAATATCCAATAAATTAGGGCCTACCATATCTTGTACGTTAGGTTTTACCGAAAAAGTATCTACATAATCAGAATCGTTGACAGAGGTTAGACCATCTATAACTTTTTCTGCTATTTCTATTAAATCTTTCGTGCCATTATTTTTTGGAACATGAATATTACACTGAATAACACCAGAATAATAATCTATTGCTGATCCTTGAGGTTGGATAGTCGATTGTGAATAATTTACATTCATAACTACATATCTTTGGTCTTGACCAGGAGTATTATAATTTAAGTTGTCATAAACCATCTCAATGGTCGGATCGTCATCTTGAACCGCATCAGTAACAGCTTTTTCAAATGCAGCACGGGTGTTTTTTAAACTCATAAGTTAAGCTCCGTAGAACCTGCTTGTGCACCTGACCTACCAAAACCAGGGCTTTGTCTTGATTGTAAGAATATTCTACCTTTTGTTTTCTTTTCTTTCATGTTATCCCTAATTATTTTTGCCATACGTCCCTGAATAAAGTTTTGAATTTTACCACCTTCTAAAGCATACGCAGCGTGTTTTGCTCTATTGCCAATAAAAACAGATCTATCAATGTTAAATGTTCTTCTATTAGGGTATCTCATGCGTATAGTTGGATTACCTGGCCTTTCACTAACCCATTTACCAGCTATTACTTTTTTACTTGCTTTATTAATACTAGACCATGGCTTAAATTTTCTAATATCATCTTTTGCCCTTATACCTGTAGTCTGTACTTTCCAACTGGATGCAAAAAATCCTGTCCATACAGGACTATGAGTTTTAGTTGATAAGCTTTTATGAGTTTTGTTAATAACAGTATTAAAATCAGCATTAATTTGTGCTGTCATATCTGCTATAGGATCACTTTTTAAAAAATCTTTTTTTCTAGCCATCAGAAACGCACGAAGATTGTGTAAAGATAAACTTGATTACCTTTTTTTGTGTTTATATCGTAGATTTGTGCAGTTCTTAACTGTCCATCATATGTGAGCTTTACCTTGTCTTTAAATGTAATCTGATGATCACCAATTAAATCTGGTGTGATGTAAAGTTTAGCTCTTCTGATTTCTTGCCCTTCTTCTTCTTCAGATTGTATAAATTCAAGTGGTACTTTTAAATCTGAATAAGTAGTATCTATACTTAGAAGTTCACCGTTATCTACATCATATTCTTGGATTCCTTTTTTGATAAAAGTAATTGTGTGATTAAAAGAATCACCTAAAGTTGCAACAACACTTTTAGCAACGTTTTTAAATACTGAGTCTAATTGTCCTGCCATTATCCTCTAACCACCCTCATTTGAAAAGTACCAGCTCCCCCAAGCATATAGGCTCCAAGGTAACTTTGTAACCAAGGATAAACATCTAAAATATTATTTACAGATCCAGTACCTTGACTATCAGTATTGTATTTAACTCGAAGATCGCCTAAAGAAACTTCAGAAAAATTACCATCCTTGCCCGTAGTCCCCGTTATCGCATCAGTATCATTAGCTAATGCTCTAGCTAATTCATATTGTGCGTATTTAATATTCAATGGAATAGTAGAACAAGCTAATTCAACACCGTCAACTTGATAATTGTTTCTTGGAAATTTTAATGCCTGTCCATCATCACATCTGTCACCGTAATAAACAAAACTATCAATCCATCTAGTTGCTGATATTAATGCTCTGTTCTTTTGGTCATCTGTTTTATCTGTCCAAGTCGAAGAATCTGGGACGGTTTCAAAATAAGTATTAGCTTCTGTCAACGTGACATAGCTATTAGCATTAGCATCTTTTATAGTTGCATTTATAGTGGCTGCCACGATTGATAAAGTAATTTAGTTTTATTGTAGCGTAAAGAAAAAACCCCACCAATAATTGATGAGGCTTTTTACTACTTTGCTACTTAATAATATTAAGAAATATTAGAAGTATCAAGTGGAGAGTTAACAATGATCTCAACCATAGGAATTAGGTCTGCATCATATGTAATACCCCAGTTGTTTGAGTTGCCTAACTGAGCGTTAGTTGGGTTGTCAGTAGCAGATGTCCACTTAGTACCCATAACGTGATAAGCACTATGGTAGTCAACAGACATAACATCTTGCTTAGATAAGATGTTTC